ATCATATGATGCTATATTCTGTCAAGCCCAAGGAGAAATAATGTACATATTTTTGGATACCGAAACCACCGGACTGATGCCTGACCTGCATGAGATCATCGAGATTGCACTGATTACAACCGACAGCCAGTTCAACATAACCGGTACACATGTTTATAAGATCAAGCCGCAGAACCTCAAAGGCGCAGACCCAGATGCCCTTGCCATCAACGGATACACAGACGCCGGATGGGCAGATGCTATGGATCCGTTCGAAGCAGCACATGCTGTGCGTGAAGTACTCGACATCCACAAGCGCAGCATACTGGTGGCCCACAACCACATCTTCGACCTGAACTTCCTACAGCAGCTATTCCGTCGAAACATGATCGACGAGCAAATATGCAACCCCATAATAGACACCCGAGGAGTAGTGCTCGAAACCTTCAAGCCCTTTGGACTGGGGGGTACTTCCATGAATAAAGTTTGTTTCTTTCTGCAATGGGAAAAGCCACAACACCGTGCCTACGATGATGCCAAACTCTGTCTCCGCATTATGAAAGCCAGCAAAAGAAGTTACCTCAATAATGCAATACGCTTGCTCATTACTCGGCTTTGTGATACAATAGGATTGAATTATTCATGTATGTGAATGGTTTTCTCCTCGTAGGGCAGCCCCCGATTATTATCCTATTCTTAGAGCAGTGGTTGGTTAAAGAGTATTGGGCTGTCCTACTTTCTTTTTAGTGAGCTAACTCTACGCCCACGACCAACCTTAGACTTCTCACGACGCTTACGAGCCAACTGGCTCTTAGACATCTCACCTCTGGTCTTTGGTGTCTTCTTTGACACACGCTTTGTTGGACGACAGTAAGGTGTCTTCTTGCCACCTGCGCCACATGGCTTGCCACCCTGCTGCCTCCAGTCTTCCTTTTGCCAGCGTTTCAATGAAGCACCCTTTTTTGTCTTGCGTACCTTGCCTTTGCCCTTACGACACTTAGCAATGGCCTGAGATGCTCTTGCACTTGGAAAGACTTTGTATGACCGTTTGACTTTTTTGTAACACGCGTCTTTAGGCACAACTACACCTCTGCATTTGAACTTTTACAATGCTTAAAATATTGAATTATTTTGTATAAATTAATGCCAGGACATAATGTATTTGCCCAATCACGATGACATGACACATCGTTCCATGTAAGGTCATACTCTTTACATAGTTGATCTATTTTCCATTCAAGCTTTTTGCTTTGCTTTGGAGTTGGTGTAATGTTTTCAAAATTGCCTACAACACAAATGCCAATCGAATAACGGTTCTTGCCTTTGACATGTGCACCAATCTTGTTGACTGGTCTGCCCTCTGCCAATGAACCATCACCCAATATAATGTAATGGTAGCCAATGTCTGACCAACCATTGTTGTATACATGCCAATCTCGAATGTCATCTACAGTAGCGTTTGCATTAGATGCACTGTGATGCACAATAATCTTTTTAATTTGTCTCATCGATTTGCCCGACAATATCCCCAAGTAATGCTGCGCCAAGAGATAACAAATCATAAGCCAACTCCTGTTTCTCTTCACGGTCTAAGCCACCTTTGCTAAAACGAATCAACTTGCCCAACAATCGTATGGCTTGTACCAACACCTGCTGGTCTACCCTTACTTTCCTCATCGCTTTTTACCTTTGCTATAGGCTTTGCGTGCCTTCTTAGCTGCTGCTTTGGTTTTCATGTGGGCTTTCTTCTTCGGCTTTGCCTTTACTTTCGCCTTCATGTATTTCATCGATACCTCTTATGGTTATTGTGGTGTGGGGTTCTTCATTCAACGCTGCCATATACTTAACTGCGCTGATTGATACTACTATATTATCATCTAATAAGACGCCTGCGTCAACCAAACAATCCAAAGTGCTTTTGATGCAGTTGTCTATGTCGGGCTTCTTGCTTTTGTATATGCGACGCACCTGACGCTTTGGAGTGTTTGCCAATCGCTTAAACACATACTCAACATGTATGCATGTATTGTCTGTCAACGCATCCTTTGTGTTTTGATTGCGTAGCTGAATAATGGCTGACTTCTTGTAATCCGTATAATGCTTTGGCAGATAGGCACGCCCCATCCGTGTCACCCGTGGACGAGGGGCTGCTACTGGCTGTCCTTCTATTACCAGTTTCATTTCTTCTTGGTAATCTTGCTAACAGGCTTCTTTGACCACATACGGCAACTCCAGTAACCTGCTTTGGTCTTATCTGTTTTGCTTGAGCAGTTGTGCCTTTTGCGAAAGTTAGAACGGGCTTTGGGGTTGTCTCTGCGGATTTCCATGTTTGGATCTCCAAACTTAACAGTCTTTACATTCCCACTTTTTGTCCGTACACGAACAACAAATTTCTTTTTGCCGTAACCGGCTTCGCCTTTCTTTATTCGTCGTGGACTATGTGGTTTTTTAGGCTTGGCCTTGGCCTTGGATTTGGGCATGTTTGTATCCTACTACTGCTTTTATTTCTTTAACATCGTTTTCGATGGGGTTTAAACGACCATGCAATCCTGCAATGGCTTTGCGAAATACCTCTGTCTGCTCAGCATGCTCTTGGTGCAAAATAGTTTTCATGTCATCCAAACGGTTGCATATTTGATTTTGCGCTTCCATTTGTTTGTCTATCTGCTCAAGATGTTTGTCTACTATTTGAGGTATGTACTTGCCTGCAAACTTACCAAGTCCCCATAAAATCGCAACTGCCAATGACAATGCACTGACAGGTCCAGTCAAAAAGTTCATTACCATTTCTTGTGTGGTCATTTTATGCCTCAGTATTTAGCTTACGCCATTTCAAATTAAAGTCCCATGTTTTCGTGGGCGATGGATTAGCACCACCGTTAACCGTATCAATAAACATATTAAACATGACGCCTAATAAAACAGTATCAGCGGAATCATTTGAAAAGCCGCTGGTGCTGTCTTGTTGTTGTCCAATTACAGTTTGAGGATACTCTAAGGGGATAGATGTCTTATCTGCATAAGCCATAAAATCACCTTGGGTTAAACATATTGTTTTATTGTCTGAACCGTCTATGCCTTGTGCAACTGTAACTGTATGAACCAAATGTTTAAGGTCTATTCCAGCAGCATAAGCATATATAGTTCCTCTTAGACCGGCTGTTGTTTGGTCTCTCATTCTACGAACAAAAGCGTCATTAGCTATTAGTGTAGAGCCTGATTTTGTATGAAGAAAACCGTGCCCATAAAAGCCTCCTTTAGGGGCTGAACTGAAAGGTGGAGGACTTAAAGAACTAAACAAACAAACACCTAAGGGATACCCTATATCTGTTTGGTAAGTGCTTCCCGATGTCATGTTGTAGATTTCTATAGATATTTGAAAAACTGCATTATTTCCATCACCATTGTCTAAGTCATCAAGACTAAAACCGGTGTCGAAATAAACAACACCGACATCATTTCGAGGAAAGTTATTAAAAACACCAACTGCATTATTTGCGATTGAAATCCGATTTTCATAACCGCTTTGAGGACTGGCTGAAAGCGTAAAGGTTTGATAACTTTGGGCGTCTGTCTGTAAATCTGATGGGGTTAATGAAGTCCAAGCACCAGCATTACCACCACCTCCACCACCACTGTCAGTAGCAGGAGGTATGGCAACATTCTGAAAGTTTACTCTTGATATAGGCATTACTCTCTCCAGTAAACTTCAGTCTTTGTCCAAGTGTATGTGCCTGCATCAACCTTTGCATGAATGTAGATTTCACCCTGAGTGTATATGTTGGCTTCTACTTCATATAAAGCCACACCAACGGTGTTAGTCGTTACACCAGTCGCAAGTGTAGCTTCTGTGTCAGGAATAAGGATGTCATCACCAGCCGCATCACGGCTTACTTGAATGCTTACCTTTGTCGTTGAAGACAAAGTACCACGCACACGAATAAGGCTCAGTGTAATGTTGCTGGGCAACTCCACACTCATGTACTTTGCAGCTGCATAAGATGTAGAAGTGACCGATACTGAGCTATCTGGTTCGACTATCTTTTGTTTGTTTAATTGACCTGTTTGTGCCATGATGCACCCCCTTATTTGTATACATTATTTTGGTGACAGTATAGCCTCTTTCTGTTTCTGCCTTTTTAATTCTGCTCTAATAAACATTGCCTCTGGCGTATCATCTCGTGTCATTGACATCAATCCCAACTCATAAGATAATGCTGCACTCATCTGTAACTGCATTGGATTTGCCATGCCTGTCTGCCGATACAAATCTTGTATCGCAGAATAATACCCACGGTCATACTGCATTTTATCAATACCAAGGTTCATTATGTCAACATCAGATGCGTATTGCAACTTTAAAGTATCCATAAATCGCCTTTGCAAGCCTGTAACGAACAATAAACTGTCAAGTGAATAAAACACTTTTTCAGCTATATCATCTCCAAATTTATAGGCTTGTCCTTTATAAGTTGGATCACCTTCTCTTGGTGCAACTTGTTCTACATTAAATATGTATTTAAACTCTCTACCGTACAAAGGTGGTTGCTTTTCCATTAAAGCCACATAATGAGGCGGTACAAATCGTGTGCCTTGATACGGGTTTAATTTACCCTTGCCTTGATATTGTCCTGCCAAACCAAATAATATATTTGTAAGAGGCATTAAAGGTTGTCGATCTATTAATGCTTGTGCAAACTGTGAAGTCAATTCACCTGATGAAATATCAGCATCTTCATATGCTATTGATGCACTAATCGCTGCTGCATAAGCCATACCATCAATTAATATGCCCATGCTTTCATATGCTGGATTGTAAAACCCTACAGCCATTTCGTTGCGTTCTAAGCCTTTATTGGTCACATATCGGAATATGCGTGCATGTTCTCTGGTGTCACCAACATAATAACTTTCCTGCTGCTTAGCATATCCTTCTTGTGCACGCAATATACGCAGTACATCACCCTTACCACGCCACAATGCACCCACAACACCTTTAAAACTCATCCATTGAAACGACCAAAAAGCAACGGTACTACCTGCAATTTTTTCCATTGAACTGTTGCGTGCCTTACCATAGTCTAACAATGCCTCACGGCTTCTGGTTGCTGCTTGCTGTGGGGTCAGTCCGTCGTACAAGGCCTCCGCAAATACAGCACGGCGCAATCTCATATCAGTGTAATGCGACCACATGGTGTACCGTGTACGCTTCGATGGATCTAAATACCATCGCACAAACTGCTGTGATTTGGCAGCCGTTTGAAACTCACTCGTCAATGCCAACTCACGCATCAATTCTGACATAGAAGTCTTCTGAAATTGCGCTGCACTAAAAGTAGTTGCTATGTTTTCGCTGCTAACTAAGTCTGCATATTGACCGTAAGTAATGGTTTGACCATTGCGTGTAACCATCATGACTTCATCAGGAGCCCAGTTGCCACGAACAAACTTATGGTCGGCATGCAACCAAGACAAACTGCGCAATGTATTGTTTATACCCAATTCTGTTGACATCAACAATGGCGCACTAATCAAGTTTACACCAAGGTATCTGGTATTCGGTGCACCCATACCACCCAATAGACCAGTATTGGATATGCGATTTAAAATATCAAACATGTTTCCTAACATGTAAGATCTATTTTGTTGGTATATTTCTTTTCTGCCTTTTGCATAGTTCTCTGTATACATTCTGTAGTTTTGAATTATATCGGTCCAGTCATCGCCTCGAGCCAATGCTTTCAAGTTTTCAAACTCTTTAAACATTTCTTGACCCATAAACAGTGCAACACCCTCAGAGGGTAATACAGACAAGTATGGACGGTACATACCAATAATTTCGGCTGCAAAGTTATCTGTGGTTGCTGGTCCAATGGTCACACCATAGCTGCGCAGCATGTTGTCTATTTCTTTTTCTACATACACCAAGGGTGCAGTACCAGCCACAAGTTGCGACATGTCATCAGTAAACAATCGCAAGTCAGCAAGATTACCTGTATATGCACCATTTAAACCAAAAATGCCTGCAATGCCTGCTCGACTATACTTTGGCTGTGCTTTAAAATTAAAACCAGCAGCCTCTAATAGTGCGTGAAGATCATAAGTAAATTGTTGATATGCTTGACCATAGCTACCTTTGTTGACAATCTTTGTAAGGTTTCTCGACGGTCCTTTGTTTGCAACTTTGGCTTTGACCATACCATCAATCATACTGGTTGATATTCTACCCAGATCCCGTGAAGACATCATCAATACTTTTTCAGCACTCTTTCCAATGGTGTCTACTAGTTGTCGAGATGCACGAAACACATCCTCATAAAATTCATCGGTTCTTTCTGGATATATTTTACGCAGTTGTTCTTCAAAGTTCATCTTTGCTGCTTGCAAATTAGCAGGTTGGTTTGCAAACTTCTCACCACCTCTTGCCAGTCGAAAACTTTCTTGTAGTTCAAAGTTATTCAATGCATAGAACAATGGATGCTTTTCTGTTTCAAACATCATTTTGATCGTCGTACTGGTGACACGGCGAGGTGATATTGACTTCTGTAATTTTTGGATTGGTGTTAGTACCAAGTCCATGTACATCGATGGGTACAACATCAGTAGCTCATCAATGCCAGCCTTCATTACCACTTCACCACGCAGGCTTAGCGTCAACAAAGTTATACCCTCAGTCCATGCCAAGTCTGTGTCACCACCTACTTTGCTTGCTCGTAGCTGTGTTGATTTAAGTGCAGGATTGTCTTCTACAATCTTAGCGGCTGTTTTCTGAAGCAATGCCGTGCTTAAACCATCAGCCTCTGCGGCAGCCTCACGCAGGTATCGCACAAACTGTCCAGTCTTCATCTGTCTGGTCTGCGGCACAAACCATATGTTATCAAAGAACCTAGACAATATGACGAACAGTTGCTCTTGAACCACAGCGTTGTACAATGTGGTTTCAATGGCTTCAGCCTTAGGCACAACCACATCATCTATGCGGTATCCAACAATGTCTTCTTCTACTAAGTCTTCAACATCAAAGCCTTCTAGCCAAGTATTAAACCGCTGTTCACTTTTGATTTCATTGACTGCTCGTTTGTATGCAACCTCTGTTGCTTTTTTCTCTGACATAGACTTGCGCAAATGTCGATACTCACGCTCATATCTTGAGTTAACCAAGCTAAACTTGACTTTGACCTGCTCATCAAATGCAGACACCAACAATCTATTCAACACCACAGTGCCGTCTTTGTCTTGCTTCATAAAATGTTCAATGTCATTTATAATTTGATCGAAAGCCGTACTACGCAAGTTGTTGACACGGTATTGTAAATCTAGGTAAGGCTTAGGCGTCTTGCTTATTTTGGGGTCTTTGATCTTAACGGATGACAAGTACGCACGGTTGGTCACAACTTCTTGACCGGCTTGAAGCATTTGTTGTCTTGTCTTTAAAACTATTGAAGGATTAAATACACTGACTATACCTTCAAAAGCACCTCGAGCATCTTGTCGCACCATGTTTGCATATTCAATTGCTTTGGTCCTTGCTCGAGCCTGTGCCACACTGTTGCTGCGCATTTCAGCAGCCTCAATGTACCCTGTCTGCGTCATCAATATGGGCTGTCTTGATTCAGCCACCGCAGTATCCCATGCGTGTCCTAAGACTGCCTGCTCATAAATACGGTACTCATCTGCAGTCAACTTTTGCAGCAAGTTGTTGTCTAGCTTAGACACAATCTTCTGAAGACCCTGTGATGAACGCACTTCATCCAAACCAATGCCAGCTACAAACGCATCAATCATGTCATCGCTGTCTGCAATCAATCGACCTGCTTGGTCTTTTTGAGTCAGTCTGGTTACAATGTTTGCCACCTTTTCTTGGTTCGCTCGAGACCAGTGCCCAATGTTGATTATTCGGTTGCCCCCAACTAATATCTGATTGACAGGAAGCCTTGCAAACAACTCATCTTTAACTTGATCCCGCAGCGTTCTGTACATTGCTTCTTGCAATACCTCTGGATCATCTGCCAGTATTCTATAAAAGTCATCTGGTACTGCGTCTGGATTGTTTGTTCTGTAGCTTTCAAGCAGTTTGCCTCTATACTTGCCATGCTTTACACCGGCACGCATTAAATTACTGCGAAACGCTGAACCATACAATGACGCCTTTGGAATGACGCCACCCTGTCGCAACACACGCACATCGTTGGCTATTTCATCAGATACTGCCAATGCGCCCGCAAATGGGTTGTCTTTCTGTCTTGATGCTGTGTGCCACTTGTTGTAGCCTTCATCCATAACTGTGCGCACAAATGGGCTTGTGCCTCTATTTATAGACCTGTTCTCTAATCGATGTAGCTGTAGTTCAGTCAGATTGTCAGCAACTTCTCGAGCTGCTGTGTCTTGCATGCTGCGTATTGATGCCTTCTTAATACTGCTTTGGTAGCCACCCTGCAATCCTTCATCTACCAACATGTTCAGTTCATTTCTATAAGCACGCTTAGCACCCATAGATTTTAAACTATTTAATCCATCTAGCAGTGCTTCAGTTTCGCTAAATCGTTCAAGTCGAACCAAGGCTTTTTGTATTTCATCACTTGACTTAGTCAAACCTCTAAGAACTTTAGCTTGTGTTGCTGAAGATGGACCAGTTGTTTGTAATAAAAAATCTGCTACTTCGTATGCTGGTCTTGTTGCACCTTTAACACCTAACCGCAAAATTCTTGCGGGTGCACGAACAAAATAACCGGCTGCATCTATTGGCATAAGCATATCAGTAACAAATGCACCAACACCTGCGGCTGTATCCGCAAGATACAATGGTGCGATTGATGCATACTCAAACGGCGACAATGTACCACTGGCAATCTTGTCTTGATAATACTTTATGTCCATATTCAAGTTAGGTGCAGCCTTTTTTACCTCGAATACAGTGACACCTTCGGCAACACCTGCTGCCATTGAATTTAAAGTTGTTGACGCATTGGCCCATGCACGGTCTGATTGCACAGGTTGAAACATACTAATTGATGGCAAAAATTCATTGTATGCTTGTATAGCACTCAGTTGATTTATCTTGTAGCTAAAATCTGTAGGGTTAACTGGATTGCCTTCTTCATCAATCGTATATGTCAAAGCATCTGCCACAACAGCGGTTGCGGCTGATGGTAATACACCAACCATACGCAAAGTATAGCTCATTGGACTTTCAACTAAAATGTCTTGATTTTCATATGCTTGAACAACAGGATCTAAAGGGCTATCTATTTTTCCAGATCTTAAATCTTTAATACTTTCTATTACATCTACATTAGGTACATCTCCTCCTGCAATAGTCCGTATTGTTTGTAATGGTGTAAAATATTCTTCTACTTTTCCATCATATGTTGGTAATTTAGTACGGTCAGTTTTTACTTGACCAGTCTGTGGATCTCGTTTGCCAAGTACTTGTGGTTGCATAGCTAGAAGCATACTTTCATTAAAAGTCATTCCACGCACTCGACCCGTTTCTGGATCACGCATGGTGCCTGCTGCAAAATCAACCTGTTCTACAGGATCCCTAATCTGTGCCAATAGTGACTGTTGTCCTGATGGATCTAATACAATACGGTCTTGTGTGCGCTGTACAGCCTGTTCAGCCTCTGCTCGTGCTTCCTCTTCAGGCTTACCTTGCTTAAGTGCATCCACATACACCTTATCGTATATGCGGGTATTCAACATCAACTCTGCTTCCGGCGTCATAAACCGTGCTGACATAAGATCACGGCTTTGCATTGGTAGAGGCGATGCTGTTAAATCAGCCATAATTGCTTGAGTTTCTTGCACTTGTTGATTGAGAAATGCTCTTTCAGCCTCTAGCTGTGCTACCCGACCATCGTCTACCATTGGTGGCAACTGTGCCTGCATTATCTGCTCATCAATCAATCTGATTTGGTCTCTCAATGCAGTCTGTTGATCTTTGATGTTAGAGATCTGCTGACCACGCAACTCACGGGCAAGGCCGCCACGCAACATGCTATCTAAGGATTGAAAAGGCGTCAGGTCAACAGCCCGTCCTTGGCCTGCATTGGCAACTGCCAACTGTGCTTCTATGATCGCATTGCGTATGTATGGCTTGTCTTCATCAGGCGTTTCCTGTGCATTCAATATAGTTTGCAACTGCAATATATTGCCTTGCACTGCATTGATGTCAGACAATACATCTGCATTAAGTTGACCTTGTGGTTGGCTCATTTAATTGCCTCTATTGCGTGCTAATCTTCGTGCAAATTGTCTAGTAGCAAAATCTGACATTACATTGTTTTGATCCATTCCAAGATCGCCATATTCTAGATTTTCAAACTGACTTGCCGTCAAAGGATTTTCAATAACAGTATTGCCAGCCAATTGATCTAAAGGTCCAAAAAATTGTTGTTGATTTAATAATGCATCAAACTGTGAGGACTCTAATGGTTTAGGTGGCGATTGTACAGGCTGTGCAGCGGGCGGTTCTACTCGACTTCTAAATAAGCGATCAAGTAATCTTGGTTTTTCTTCCGGAGGTTGAACCTCTGTCTGTGGCGTTTCTACTGCTTGTTGCACAGCAGCCTCTTGCTGAACATCCTGTGTTTCAACTGGTGCTTCAGTGGATGCATTCTTATTCATAAATAAAGCCGCATAGTAAGCCCGTGCTTCATCTTGGTCTTCTTTTGAACGCAACCCTTCTGCCGTCTGCTGTACCAACTCATCAGCCGTTAACATCTGGTTTTGACTGGCTTCAAACAACTGTGTGGCAAACTTTTGTGCACGGCCCTTTGGTGTAAACGATGGGTCACTTTGCATATCATCAAACAGTGCTCCAGCAGTTGTGCCATATCGCTGCATGACCTGTTCGCCTTTGGTCAAACTGTTGTACCAGTTCCTATAGTTTTCACTGTCTCTAAGATTGGCCTGAATAGATCGATCAGTCTGCTGTATCTTTGAGCCCACCTCAGGCACATAAATACCCTTTCTGATGTCTTTGCGCTGCTCCTTGGTGTACATACGCATCGGGCGTGGTGTCGTAGCCAAATAGCGTTGTGCTGCAATCCGCTCCAAGTCAGGTGCTTCTTGTCTGTCAAAGGCATCTAACTGTGATCTAGTTTGTGCTGCCTTCTGTCGTTGACGCAATACTGATGTTGTAACAAACGGTACAAATTCTTCTGGAACCAATGCAGGGTTTTCATCATTAAACTTCTTGGCCTCATTAAAGTCTTCCGCTATTTTTTCAACAGTCGTATTATTCTTTTCAGCAATCTCTTCTAGCATTTGTGGTGACACATTAAAATCAGTCACTTCAAGCGCACGAAAATAGTCTTTCAATGCAGGGTTTTTATAAAACAATCGCTCTGCTTTTTTGATTGTTTTTGAATCACCACCAAGATCTTTACGAGCATCTTCTATGTCATCATATAAGTCTTTTAAAGTATCAATGGCTTCAGATGTAGATGTCCCGTAGTCTGGCAATTGACCTAGCTTTATGGCTTTGCGTTCTGCTAAATATTCAGGAGTAAAATCGGCTGGATTTACACCAGATAACTGATTTATTTTATAGTTAATGCCTGCTTCAAATGTTTTTGGATCAAATCCCTTTGATGCTAATGCACTCATCAATTGATCTCGTATACCAGCTATAACAACAGCTTTTTCATCAACATCGCCTTCAGCTATTTGTCTTAATTCGTTTGCAGCAGCATCTAAAATAGTACCAATACTAGCTGCAACATTTTCTTGACTTGTTGCTTCATTAACACCTAGCAAACCTCGATATATTAAACTACTGGTTTTACCACTTGAAGGATAGCTGTCATAATTAAACAAATCTTCTACAGCAGCAATCGCATCAGCCTCTGCTTCTGCAACATCAGTGCCTCTTTTCTTGGCTGCTTTTTCAATTTGAGCAATAATCGACTGAGTTTTTACTTGAGCCATAAAGTATTGAGACAACACACCGGCCGACGGCTTGCCTTCTTTGATTGCTTTTTGTCTTTGTTCAAGTGCTAATTTAAGAAACTTATTTGATTCAGTTTCGTACTTCATTGCATATTGTAATAGCTTTGCTTTTTGCTCTTCCTCCGCAATGCCTAGTCTTCTTAATCTCTCAGCCTCTTGGTTGTAGATTTCCATCATTATTGGACCATATCCAACCTGACCAATAGTGCCGTAAAATTGACCTTGTTTCATCTAAAACTCCTCCAAAAAGCCCGGATATACATAGTTAGGTGGCGGTTGATTTTTTGCCATTTCTTCCAATATTCTTAGTTTGTCTTCATCAAATTGTATTTGTCGATCCGTTGCTAGTTTCTGTTGATACGCTTGTGCACCCAGTTCAGCACCTGATGCAAGGGCCTCAGCACCGCCTGTAAGCATCATTTGACGGCGTCTACGGCGTTGTGCCTCTAGCTGTGCTATCTCAGCCTCATCACGGGCTATGGCTGCTTCTTGTTGCTGTTGAAGCATTTGCTGTGCTGCCAGCCTGCCCTGCTGTCTCACTTGGTCCTCAATCAACATTTGACGGTATGCTGCACCCTGCCCTAAGTCTTGTCCTGCCATCTGTGCAGCACGCTGTGAAGCAGCCTCACGCTCAATGGTCTGCAATGGCTGCATAATCTGTCGTTGTGCCCGCTGACGCTCTTGAGGCGTCATACCTAAACGACCCATGGCTTCTTGTCTTTCAAGTTGTCGAAGGCGTTCTCTATCGTCTCTATTAAACTCTTGCGCACCTGCTGCAATATTGCCACCAACTCTGGCAGCAGTTCCAATCCCTAATAATGCTAGTGTTACTGGATCCATATCTTCCTCAAATGAAAAACGCTTCTAGTGAAAATCCCCAAGCCGTATGATACGCATTGGCTTGACTGGCAGTGCACAATCCAATGTTCAATGTGCCAGCAGACTGTGCTTCATTTGCATAAAAGCCACTGGTATTGAAACCACCAGACACTTGGTTCAACGCTATAACATTGCTCTCAATAACCGATAATGTGCTAATGGTCTGGTTTATGTTGTTAGGTTCGCCTGTATACACAGAAATGTAAGTCTCACCTTTTACTGGATTGACCGCATCATACTTGCTGTAGCTGTTCATCCACCATTGAAACAAATAGCTACATGGACGCACAAACTTTATTTGAAAGCTAGTCTTTGGTATGACTTGTCGAAATGTGGTTGCCGTGACCTTAGAGTTCCACCGTGTACTAAACTGCAAACTAAGATTAACGCCACCATTGTTTTGACCACCGTATATACCAGACACATGCGTGCTGACATTGCGAATAGGGTCAAACTCTGGAGCCATAATGTGGTTAGGGTCTACAAACTGTGTTGCTTGTATTGCACTGGTCTCAATCTTGTGTGCATATACCTTTACACCATCCAAGTTTGCAACGACTGTATCTCTGTCTATTTTACTGCCAGAAGATAATGATGTAAAGGTGTAAGCCATCAGTCTGTCCTTTGTATAATCGCAGAGATTTGCATGTTGTAAACATCTATTGTGTCAGAACTTTCAACATACGAAGTATTAGTTGTATACTCTAAATAATTTCGTCGTGCAGTACCACCTGAGTTTTGTTCCCAGACGCCACGGTAAACACCACCAACTACAATACGCAATCCATAGATTGTTACATTTGAACCTGTGTTCTTGTAGTAGTATGTACCATTTACATTGTTCTTGTCATAAGTACGCACTGTTTCTGAACCACCATCATGCGTAAAGTAAAAGTGCGGAACTATTGCTGTTGAGGCAATACCATTGGTCGAAGACAACACCACATCTGTTGGCTCAGCATATCGACCACCAGTAATCTGATTGCTCCAGTCACCTTGATTGGGTACTTCAGTCCAGTTGGTAAGGGTTGCATCTGTAATGTCCCATTGCAGCCAAAAAGCCCAACAGGCATTTGATTGGTTTGTGGCGTTGCTTGTACTTACAGTTGTTGTAGTTTCACATCTGCCACTATAGTAGACACGCAACATATCATTAGTGCTAAGAGTAACTCCAACATCTAACTTAGTATAAGCACCACCACTGTCTAAAAGAGGTGTTCCAGTTCTATTTACAACATAAGATCTATTCGTAGTTAAGTCATTATTAGTACCAACATCACCATATTTTAAAGTAACAAGTTGTATTCCTGACTTGCCGTTTAAAGTTTCACTTTCCATCTGTGCCAAATCCACAGATTGGTCTCTAATGTTGGATGCATCAATTTGTGCCGTGGTTGCATCGGCAATGTCCTGAAACTTATCGTTGATGTCGGTTGTCGATAATGTATCGCCGCCTTTAAAACTGGAGTTTGTTATTGTGCTCATCGCCACCTCACCACGGTAAATAGCTGAACACCAAACATGTGCATGATTGGGTCACTGTCGCTGTACCCACCGTTTGCACCTGTCATACGCCAATCAACCGTAATCTCATTTGTGCCCTTTGTAACAGGCACATCGCCACATATCCGAAAACTTATAAACGGTTGAACAAAGTAACCAGCCCCAACAATCGGCACACCATTTAAGTTCAATCGTATTTTTAACTTGTTTGGGCTTACATCTTGTGCTTCATACTGATTAATGTACAGACTGCCTTTCAGTTCAACATGCAAAAACCCTTCATGACAATCAGACAATGATTGAGATATGGTTGTTGATGCCCAACCACCTTGGTACTCTGAAAACTGCACGCATCCAAAGTAACTATACGACGAGCCACTGGGTTGACTAACAAAGCTAGTATTGGCGGTCAGTGCTGTAGTTGCTGCTGTCAACAGTGCATTGTCTTTAAGATGTGTGCGATTGCACCAGTCATCATTCAATGCAGTACGGTCTAAGCCACCATTAAATGTGCCTTTGTGCGTATCGTATTCGTCATTGAACTGCTGTGCTTGAACCAGCGCATTGCTCTGGGGAAAGCCTTGTGTCCATTCTTTCATGCTGGCTTACCTCCTACAATCTTGGTATCAATCACCGTATAGTGTATGTCGTACCCTATAATAGTTGTATCATTTTGAGTTTCAATCTCGAAGGCAAATTGTGAGCAGGCATTGGTCGCCACGCCATATCGTATCTGTGTTAGAAACTGGTCTTCCCAAGTATCAGTGTCTAATACAGCCTTGTCATATACAAACTGGTCCACATGGTCTGGGCGTTGTTGTTTCATACTTGTTGCATCAATACCAGTGTAAGCAAAGTCAATATAATGCTTAAGTGGCAAAGCCGTGTCACCAGCCGTCAAGCAATACAGAACAACATGGTGCACTTTCTTTTTGATGGTTGGGTTACCAAAGTCATGCCACCTACTTGTGTATCTTGAAGTAAAGGCTTCATTGTCTACAATCGTATCGCCTTCTTTGCTTTGACCTTTGACACGCCTATGGGACAACACAAACAAACCTGCTGGGTCTCCTGCCGCAAAAGCTCCTGTATGGTGACCAAAGATTAGATTGCCTGCTCTATCGGCTGTCAGACAGCTAACTGGGGTATTGTTGCGTATACTCCAGCCCTGCTTATCTACATGATAAACAATGCCTATATTTGGCTTCTCGGCCCCTTCCTGTGCAAAGTAGCAATGCCACTCGCTGAACTTAGGACTGTACGCTGCCACGGCACGGCTTAGCACTGCCTTGTTTATCGACTTGATGGTTCTATGAATGGGGTTGCTTATCTTCTGGATCTGCGCCACTGCACCACCGTAAACACCAGCACCACCGCCACTGAATAAATAAACACCGTCATCTGCCAAGAACAAAACACCAATCTCTGGTATGGTTGTAATGGTATTCGTCGCAACTGTGCCGACATTGCGGCTTACTTGTGTCAGTTGAAAGTTTGGATAACTTCCTGTGACGACATCTATTGCTCGTTCACGAAATACCAATAAAGTACTGTAGTAACTGTGCAATCCTGTAATCCCGCCACCTTCTGAGTTTCCGACGGTAATAAAGTCCAAAGCACCAAACTGGTCAGGCTTCAATGGATTGCTGTAGTAAAGAGTATGCGCATCGCTCGTTCCACCATTGAGAAACAAGCATCCTTGAAAGTCTACCCCAACGGTTGCGCCAGCCGCTGGAAAAACGACACTGTCTAGGTCACTGGGTGCGACGCTACCCAATGCACCCGAGTTTGTGCTGTCATAGTACAACTCATCCACATTGTTAGGGACAGTATCCACATAGTAAAATGTCTCATCGTTGCCTGCGTCTGCACTAAAGTTTTTTGTGCGATATATGTTGCGTGCAACCACATTGTTATCGCCCCGTGGTATTTCAATTGCAACGGCATAGCGTAAGTCTGCGTATGCAACATCTGTTTGACTGGTCCACGCCACAGTTTCAGATGCTGCCGACAACGGGCTTTCACTGCCAGTTTCAGATATGTAGCTGACTTTGTACTTAAAACGATTGTTTTTTGGGTTGTCTGGGTCAGGCAAACCAAGCCCTCGCCCCGTACCACGGTCAAACCAAATCGATATGCTGTCACCATCTGCGGCATCGGCATACTGTGGATCGACTTGCCACACGGATGGTGGAGGTGGACGCTGGTCAAAACCCAATGCAGTAAACAATGGTTTGTTAAAGAAACTGCTGCGGTCAATGGGCCAGCCATCAAACTTGAGAGGTTCATCCTGACCGTTGACCACAATGGTAAACTTGCCGTAAGGAATATACTGGGTCGGCAACTCATTGTTTGTGGGCACATTGCGCCCTGATTGCAATGTAGTCAATGCCATCGAGCCAGTAGCGTCATTGACATAATACAAAGTGCCTTGCGAGCTAAGCAATACCGTTTCCATAGCACGGTTTCGACGGCTGTGAATATACACACTGTCCACACGCAATAAGTTCTGAAAAGGATTGAAACCATTGGTTGGAACTGGATTATACCGCTCGTATCCCCAACGGGTAGACCACCCACCACTGTCTTCGTCGACTGTCCAGTTTACGATGTCACTGGCACTAGCCTCGGGCTGTGGCAACAATTGGTTTATGCCACCCAAGGCTCGAATACTAATGACACGGTTTTTCATGGTGTATGTCTCAACGCTGTATAGATTGGCTGTGCGTCTGTGCGCCCATCCGGCATAAACTGTTTGACCCAACGCTTTGGAGCCTGCGTGAGATACCGCTTCTCCATCTTGACCACTTCACTGTCGGCTTTCATTCTGTACATATTGGATTGAGTTAAGTTATCAGTCTTCATGTATATTTGCTCAAGAGCCATGTATGCCAACACCAAGTGGTGTGCATTGGGAAACTCTGGCGTGTCATGGTCCTCAACCAGCCGTGGGGGTTTGTACATATACCGAACGGTCATGTCGTAGTCTGCATCTTGCCGTGGATATAAACGAAACCGTTGAGTACAACCATCTGGATATGTATAGCGTGGTTGGTTTTGCTCAAAAGTTTGTGCCTGTAAATCTGATAAACTTAAAGTAGTAAAAGCGGTTGCAGTGGTGTATGTAGGACTAAAACTTGAAGTACCTGAGCTAGTTTGTGCCAATCTCCACACATTAAGATCTTCATCTGGACAACGCACATAAATCTTTCTATAGTATCCAGAGTTTACACCAGATCCCAAAGAAACAAAATCGATACGCAAATCTTCATTATCAGCAAGACTTACACTTGAAACTTTTGACAAAGCACTTTCACGGTATGTACCACCCTGTCCATAACTGTATGTCATTGCAACATCTATAGTTCGAACACCCTGTCCAGCCGCTGTAGTAGTAGCTGTGGCTTGAACTTTTCGGGGAGCAACAACATTGAAATCATCAAACTGTACCCAATAGTATGGCATGTTGACTTCATCCAACGGTAGGTTCCACCACTCGTCTTCGTAGCGGGTCAAAGGTATCATTCTTCCAGGTTCTACCGGCGTTATCGTTAAGCTGCGTTTGGCAACCTGCATAATCTGAATACAGTCTTGAGGTAGATCTATGTATCTCATTTTGAATGTAACTGTGCCTGCTGCCGCAGTAGCAGGAAAATTTGCGTTTACATAAACAACACTAGCGGCCCTAAATACAACTTCGTATTCAGTTCCTTCAACTTCAACTATATGTCCTGCAGCCCATTCTGGTGATGTGCCAGTTATAGCTAAAACATTTGATAATCCTACAGGAGTTCCTGTAAGAGACACATCTTTGTATGCTGTGACCTTGGCTTCCTTCTGTGCAAATAGAAAGGGCTTTTCTGCAAATAACCTTCGATAGCAGTCATTGATAATGTCGTCTGTCTGTCCATCGAAGGTGGTATTGGCTGGGTCATAGTCCAATATGTTTGTGATGTAATCTCGTATCTCAGACAAACGCATGTGTGCTCCTAGAAAAATGCCCCACCACGAGGGGCAACAAGTGGTGGGGCGTAGAACAACTCTAAATTAGAATTGCTTGATAACAAATACAGTTGCGACATTGGTAGCATCTGCTTCAGCAGCAATCGCAATAATAGGACGCTGTGCAACTGTAGCAGAACCACTTTCATCAATGTCAGCAGCAACTGCGGCACGACCTGCCGTTGATCCAACAATTAATCGTGAACCAGCAGCAGTAGAACCATCAACATTTGCACTGACATGAATACCAGCAACCGTAACTTTTACAATATCGCCAGATGCTGCATCTTCTAATGCAAACCCAACAGCTACAGTAGCAGTAGCAGTACCAGTATCGGCTTGAACTGCATACAATGCTTTGTCACCATCTTCTGTTTGACTAAGGTCGACAGCAACCAAATCATTAGCAGTAATTGCTTCAGCAGCAATAAATGATTCAATCTGACGACGAAAAGAACTGGTTACACCTGAGCCATCCTCAACAGGATTAAGGCTTTGTAGAATAGTATTAGTAGCCATTAGTCTGCCTCTCCATTCAATAACAGGCCGTGGCCTGAAAGGTTTGCAGTGGTAATCTGGGTACGAACCATGATGTTTGCTGCCATAGCAGCATAACCACTGATGCGTTCATAATCACCAAGTTCAAAGTATGCATCCTTATCGAAGTATACATTGAACAGTTTAGAGTTCAAGAAGTACTGAGATACTTTACCATTAGCTCGATCTACACCATCATTATATCCAACACCTGTAATTGGCAAGTTGGGGTCAATGTACATCATTGCGCCATTGAACAACAGACCAAGTTTACCGGCCATATTACGCTCCTCAGTCATTGAGGTGTAACGCTCTTGGGTAAAGAGGCTGTTCTTGTATAGCTCATAGCTGTCAGGTGAAGAAAGAATAATGTCTACTTCGCCTTCTGGTGCGTAGATTTGAGTTTGAATCATCATCTGTGTCATTGCACGGAAAAGTGTTTCACCTGATGGGTCATAAGCACCACCAGAAGAACCACCAACATCAAATGCAGCATTGATGAACTGGTTTTGCCATGAGGACTGGTAGTCAGACTTGGCAAGTCCACCAACAGTAGCTGTTTGTGAACCAAAGGCCAAAGTATCAAACCAACCACTTTGACGAACTGTAGAACCAAAAGTACCAATACCAGCACCATTAAGGCTCTCAAGTTCAGTAAGAACAGTTGAGTTACCAGCAACAACTTGCTTACAGTATTCACGCTGAAGCATACCCATGACTGACTTGAGACGGGCTTCAGCAATCTTGATGACTGCACGGTCACCTTTGTTAGATAGCTGTTCCTTCTCTGTCAAGACGATAGGCGCAATAAAGTCGCACCAGTTGTAAGTCGCTGTTCGGAGTGGGTCACGCACAGCAAGGTTCACGGCCTCATAACCGGTGCTTAGCTGGGTGATGTTTGAGTGTTCAGTGAGGATTGTTGGGCAGTCAACTTTCTGACCACCATCGGATTGTTCGACATTACCTGCACGCTGAACCGCATCGAGGAGAGGGATTGCACGGAAGGTGTTATCCACTTCTCGATCACGGAGGATACGCAGGGTCGACGCTAAAATATCTGGTTGTATAGCCATCGCTCTCTCCAGTAAAGATTAAATTAAGGTTTCAGTTCAGCGTGTCCCTTTCGGGGGCTGTGAATACGGCGTGTCCCATACGGGGGCCTCATCAAAGATTGTATACATCAAAATTACTTTTGTTGCAAGATGTGATTGTAAATGTCCCAAGCATTGAGTGTTTCGTCTTTGGGCACTGTGACCCCAGACTTACGACCTGAGCCCACAGCAAGTCCAGCCGCTCTGGCTGCCTTCTTGGTGCGCTTAATGCGTTGGTCTTGTTGTGCTTGTTGTGCCTTGGCCCGTCGTCCCTGCACAATCCAATAAGCCGCCTCAAGGTCAAGGTGCTCATTATCGGTCAAGGTTTGATGGACTTCTTTACGAAATGCTTGATCGGTTTTGAGTTCCGGATGTTGAACCATAAAGGCTTCTAACTTACTCTGCGCTTGAAACTGCATTTGTTCCTGACGCATAGGTTCTAAGATGCTGCTCAATCTTTCAGCAACCACCTTATTAACATACGCATTGAACGACTGCGGGTCAAACGGGTCAAACTGTACATCGTCACCGTGCGCCAGTTCTGTAATCGCTTTGTAAGCGTCGCTGTCGGTAAGTGCCTTTTGTTGTCGTGCCAGTTCCTTTCGCTGTTGTGCGAGGTCTTGTGTCTTACGAGTATAGTCTGCCCTGAGACTGGCCATTGCTCGTTGTACATCTTCTGGTGCTCCTTCTAGTACACTTTGCCAACTTTCACCTTCACGAAGCGTTTCTTCTTTGGCTTCCTCAGGTTCAACATCTGTATTAGATTGACGCTTTTGATGTGCCTCGAGCAGGCTTTCAATGCGTTGCTCGTACTCATCAAGTTTAGGTGTAGCACCCGAAGCAGGTTCCTCTATGGCTGTATCTGCCGGTGTGGGTTCTGTGCTCTCCTGCTCCGGAGCTACGGGTTCTGGTGCTGCTTCAACAGTGGTTGGGGTTTCTTCCATTACATTCTCCTAGCGAAATCCATATCCATTTTTTCATCATCTGCTTCTTCTTCATCCGCTTCTGCACGCTCTTCAACGGCTTCTTCGGCTTCAGGAAACATTTCTTCTGATAAAAAGTCTTTAAACTTAGTATTCTTGCTTAGCTTATCAAGTTGTCCAATAACAGTAGCCAAGTCACGGTCAGCCTCAATGTCCTCGAGGTTAAGATCAATAGCCATGCCAGCATCTTCAGCAGCCGCAGCAATCGCCATGACCATCTGCACCAACTCCATTGGGAAACGAGTTTGTTCACCATCTACTTTCTCAATGGCTTCAAACTCCATCATCGGTGCAAACTTATTGAGGGTATCAACCAATCGGTTCAACATTCGCTCACTGAACCGCCCTTCAGGTAGCTCAATCGCCATGACGCTTTCGATTTCAAAGTCAATGCGGTCACCGACCTTACGCATGCGTTCTGCTGCATCCATTTCGTTTGGCATACCGCCCATATCCATTTGATTCATACCCATGTTATTCCTCCGAGATTGCTCTTGCCGCTGCGGCAAATGAGTTGGTTTTTTTCATCGTGCGAGAAAAGGTTTGCACTGTTCTCTCATGCTCAATAGCATCATTTATTTGTTCATGCATATTGGTTTCGATTTCTTCATTGCTGACCGGACGCACACCCATTTCTTGCATAACTTTGTCTTTGTGTGCATGACTTTCAATGTATCTGCCCAGTGCCTTATCGTAGTAACCCTTTTGATTAATGCCATTGACAGGTATCGGACGCAGTCGACCAGCCACATAACCAGCATCATGTTTACATGCCTGACAGGGAATCTTAAATGTCATGTCATTGATGTCATACCACCACACATAAGTCACATGGCTGCATATGTCCCCACGGCAATGATACTTGCGAGGACTAAGCCCACGGGCACTGTGAAACTCTCTGTGGGTCATATATCTATATTGTGCTTTTATCTCAGACATTAGGTAGTATCCTGCTTATGTTTTGTGGACTTGGTTGTTGTACGCCAAGCCCTGATGCTGCCATGGGGTCCACGCTACCCATGCCAGCCGCCATCGCAGGCTGCGGTGCTTCAGGCATAGCATTTTGCAGAGGTTGAACCTCTGGCATGAGGTCTTCTGGAAGATCGTAGTTGCGCACAATCTGCTCGAGCAACTTGTCATTGGGCACACCCAACGCCTGTAAAGTCGGTATCAGATTAAGAAACTCTTGCTTCTTTACACTGTCGCTTACTGGCGTACTGCCCATGTCCTGCGCATAAATAGAAAAGTCACCATCCAAATCTTCACCTTTCAAGACTTGTGTAGCACCATCCAGCACAATCACATCTGCATCTTCAGTCAAAAAGACTTGCATCATTGACACATATACAGCCGAAAGATGCTCCAACATTGCATCTCGCTCTCTGGCCAGTCGACCCACTTCCGATGAAGAGTAAGCCGCCAAAGCCGTTACCTCAGTCGCTGTCGCCTTGGTGGCCTCACCCCGTGTAAACGGAGCCATAACCGACCCACGCTGAAAGTCGTCATTGACTTGATTGACATACTGCTGAA